GCATGATCCAAATTGGATCGCTAAGCGTGTGTGAGGCCGGTGCTGGCGCGTTCAGAGGTAACACATGCACCTGCATGAAAAGCGATGCATAAAGCGGGCAGGCGTGGCGGGGATAGCATTGCGCGCAACCCTGTAAAGCAGGTATAACATACCTCTCTAATGGAGAAGGATGTCATTGAGTGTAAGTTCGCTACCAAACTGACTAACTTAAAGGAATATCACTTAGTGTCTGACTCCAATTTTTTATTGAAATAGGTCTTATTATGGAAATAATTGAAAAGAAATTTCATATCAAAAGTATTAATACTAAACGAATGGTTACAGATCAGGAAATTAACATTGAGCTTAATGGTAAGAATCTGATAATTACGGGTGATAATGGAAGTGGCAAAACAAAACTTGTTGAAGGAATATACAACGTTTTACAAACATTTATTATAGATACAGGTGTGAGCACTCTTAGTGATCTCGAATTGCAGGCCAATCAGCATGAAAGAGAAGCTAACTCTGTTAGGCCAGGTGAAGCCGTTTATAATTTTTACAACGAAAGATATAAGAAAACATCCGAAAAACTAAACAGCGCAAAATCCATTCGAATTGAAATTAATGATGCTAAGGGCTTCAAAGAATCATTTCACATCAGAAATGCTTTTATAAAATACTTCAGTGCCAGAAGGGCTTATGAGGCTAGTGAGGGCAATAGAATTGATAGTGTTAACTCATTCATAAAATCATATGCTGCTTATCCGCCAGCAAAAGATAAGGATATGGCACAACTATACTTTGAAAACTATATTTCAAGCTTAGTGACTTATGGAATGCTTAACGATTCAACAGGAAATAAATCTGAATCCAATAGGATATCTGATTGGTTTAATAAGGTAAATGATGATTTAAGAACTTTATTTGAAGATCCCTCTTTGGAGCTTGTTTTTGACATTGAAAATTTAAAATTAAAGATTGAACAGAAAAATAAAGCACCTTATTTTCTAAGTCAATTATCTTCTGGTTATTCATCCATCCTTGCAATTTATGCAGAATTATTAATGTGTGTTGAGTTAAATAGATTACCCCGGCATAATCTTCAAGGGATTGTAATAATTGATGAGATAGACGCGCATCTACATGTCAGTTTACAAAAGGTTATTTTCCAATTTTTCAAAAATGCATTTCCAGGGATACAGTTTATTTTAACAACTCACTCCCCCTTTGTTGTGCAATCTGTCAACGATGCAATAATTTATGATTTAAGTAAACTTGAACAACTTGATGATCTTTCCATGTATTCTTATGAAGCCATAACAAAAGGTTTACTTGGTGAAAAAACTGAATCTGAAATCATGACCGATGTTTTAACCGACTTGGAAAATGCGCTTACTGGCGAGCCAGTAGATTTAGATGTCCTTAGAAGTATATTAGCTAAGATGGAGCCTTATACCGAAAAGATGAATCCCCGCGCACGATCATTTTATATAATTGGATTGAATAAGGTTTTAGAAAAAGAGCAAGGAGGTGAATGATGTTTAATGTTCTAAGGAAAGAGCCTGCACCTGCCTGCCTCTTGGGAAAGAATTATAATCACCCATCAGTTATTGATACTCTCCATTCCATGTTCTTAGGGAAATGTTATTTATGTGAATCTGACAATCTTCAGGCTCCTGAGGTCGAGCATTTCATCCCCCATAAGGACGATGATTCACTAAAATATGATTGGCTTAATCTATTTTATTCATGTGCTAGATGCAACAGCATTAAGTCACATACTCACATTGAGCTTTTAGACTGCACTCATCCCTTTACTGACGTCTTTAATGAAATTATTCATGTCATGCCATCAATACCGAGTCAAGCTGTCACTATAAAACCATCTTCAAATGCGCCGAGTCAGTTAACGTTAAATACTGTAACCTTATTAGACAAGTGCTTCAACCTTGAAAATTCGTCTTTGAGGGGTGTTACCAGGGCAAGCCTGCTTGAGAATTTATTTTCGCATTATGAATATTTCCTTGAGCAACGAATGACATTAATAAATAAAAGAAGCAGCAATAAAGTTATCAACGATGCTTTAGACAACTTAGGCCAAATGTGCAAAGATTACTACCCTTTCTCAGTATTTTGGAAGTGGCATTTAATTCTCGATTCCGTTCTTATTGCAAGGCATCCTAGAATAAAGTCTATTTTTTAAAACGCCCGACAGGGCGTTTAAAATTCATATTTTCTGAAAGAGATTACCTGAACTCCAATCCAGTTATTAATCTCAGAAATTCTCTCTTGGAGTGGAGTAAGTTCATTGCGGACAAATACTTGTGACGCCTTAACCGCATCCCCAAATCCGCCTGAGTTGTCCGGGATAATCCCCATCATCTGCGGCGGCACGCGGTGCGCGCTTAACAGGTCGTCGCGGCTGGCCTTCTTAATGTTAAAGAAATCGTCTTTCGTCGCCACCTCGCTGAGTGGCAGTATCTTGATCCCGTCCGGCTTGCCGTTCGGCGCGTACATGAACAGGTTGCGGAAGTTACCCAGCCCTTTTGTGTCGCGCATCGCCTGGCGCATCCGGTCAACGTCGCTGCTGCTCTGCGCCGCATCGGTCATATACAGGATGTAACCGGCGTGTGCGCCATTCTGATAATACTTGCGGCGGAACAGTGTAGCCGCCTCATTCAGCCAGGCGGAGTTAAGCGCGCTGAGGTATTCCGGCAGGCCGTAAAGCTCCTGATTGATATCCGGCTCCAGCAGGTGAAACACGCTGCCGGCCGGAAATTCATGCGGCTCTTTCCAGTCATTCACAAACCAGTAAACGCCATCCTTCACGCCCCTGCGGGTGAATTTGGCCGGGGTGGTTTCAAGGCGCAGCGGCTTGCCCAGACCGTTGCGGCGCAGCTCGGCAAAGGCATTGCCGAAGACCAGATAATCCAGCGCAAACTTGCTGAACTCCTGCTGGCTCATCATCGGGTGCGGGATAAAGGTCGAGGCCAGAATGTTGCGCTTTACGTAAATCGGCGAACTGTGATGCACGGCTGCGCGCAGGCTCTTAGCCAGCCCGTTAAAACTGACCGGCGGCTCAAACCAGCGCCCGTTACCGATGCACTCGGCGTAATCCAGAATGTCGCGCTTATCCATAACCGGCGTCGGCTCGCCGAAGGTAAACGCCTCGGCGTGCTGCTGCGGTGCGGTTGCCTGTACCGGCTGTGTGGTGGCGGTGTGAGCCTTGCGGCCTCTGCGTTTGCTCATCAGTAAAATTCCAGAATTGAGGGATTAGCGCCCCCGCTTGCTGCGGTAAGCGGTTCGTTTAACAGTGCGTGCATGATTGCCCAGGCGACGTCGGCATGGCTGGCCTCTTCGCTGCGGCTCGCCTCATAGGTTGAGCGGTTGCCGCTGGCCGTCATTGTTTTGCGGATAGCCATAAACGATTGCGTGATATCCGTCGCCCCTGCGTCATACTCCAGCCGCCCGCTGCTGATGGTGTCTTTTGCCTTCAGTACCATTGTTGTTTTCACTTCCGGCGAGTATTTGATCTCGCGCGCGGCCGGGTAAAACTGGCGTACCAGCTGATAAACACCCTGGCCGATGCCGGTCGCATCCACGCCGATATATTCCACGTTGTATTTTTTCGTTAAGTCCTCGATAGATTTCGCCTGCGCGGCAAAGTCCATGCCCCGCCACTGGTGACGCTCCAGCACGCGGAACTTTCCGCCCGCAACGAGTGGCGGCGCGATAACCGCACAGCCTGCGCTGTCGCCGGTGTGCGACGGGTCATAGCCAATCCAGACCGGCCGGTAAGCAAACGGGCGCGGCAGGTACGGGTTAAAGTCTTCCCACTCTTCCAGGCTGTCGATCATGCAGGTCTGCAGCTCGGCAAACGGGAACACGCTGGCCTCATCATCGACAAAATCACACATCAGCAGGTTCTGATATTCCGCCGGGCTGTATTCAAGCTGCAGTTGTTCAATGTCGAACAGGTTGCAGCCGCCGGTCAGCGCATCCTCAACCGTCACGATCTGCCGCCACTGCCCGTCACCGCACAGCGCGCCTTTCGCCAGGTGTGAATGCGACAGGTCTATCTCGATGCGATCATCTCTGTTGCGTCGCCCCTTGTTAAACAGCTCGCCTGACCAGAACGGATAAGCACTGTGTGACAGGGCCGACGGCGTGGAAAAGTAGGTCGTGCGCCATTTCTTGTGCAGCGACATACCGCTGGCAACCTTGCGCAGCTCCTGGAATTTCGGGATCCAGAAATACTCATCCAGATAGAGGTTGCCGGTGTAGCTCTGCGCGGTGCGCACGTTCGTGCCGAGGAATATCAGGCGCGCGCCGTTCGGCAGCACGATGGGATCGCCTTTCAGGTCAACGTCAGCCTGGCGGGCAAAGTCGAGGATGTAGTTTTTAAAGACGTGCGCCTGCGCCTTGCTGGCTGAAAGAAATATCTGGTTGCGCCCGGTGGTCAGCGCGTCTATCAGCGCCTCGCGGGCAAAATAGAACGTTGCGCCAATCTGGCGGGACTTCAGGATATTGCGGATGCGATGAGTCAGCCCGGCGCGGTGCCAGTTGAGCTGATACTCAAAGCAGTCAGCCATAAACACGCCGGTCAGCTTGTCGATCTGCTCGTCGCTGAACTCATTTTTAACAACCGGCTGGCGTTCGCCTCTGTTGCGGTTGCGCACGTTCGGGTTTAAGTCGGCCTCGTTGCCGCTGCTGCGGTAGCGCTCAACGCGGGCAAGGCGCTCAATCTGACGGCCGAGCGCGTCTATCTCTTTGTAATCACCATTCCCCTTTACCTCTTTCATGATGAGCTGAATCAGCCGGGCTTCCATGCTGGATTCCACGCGACTGATGGGCGCGACGTTGTCCCACGCGTCGCGCAGCTTCCAGCTCTGCACGGTTGGCGTTTTCTGTCCGAGCGTCTCCGCAATCTGGCGCACGGAATAACCCTGCCAGTAAAGCAGCGCGGCCTGACGGCGCGGATCGCTGATGATGGTTGTCGGTGTCATATTCATACCGGCAAGGCTACCGGTGCCGAAAATGGCGCGCCTGCTGTCCCTGTTTGCTGATGCATCAGCGGGCTGGCATTCGTTGAGGGATTGTGTGGCGACGGGGAAACTGGCCCCGAACCGACCCAACACCTGACCGGAGCCTGATTAATGGCAGCAATCAAAGCAAAGCGTTTTCGTATCGCAGTTGAAGGCGCAACCACTGATGGCCGCGCAATTCCGCGTGAGCACATTGCGCAAATGGCGAAAAACTATGACCCGACGATGTACGGGGCGCGAATTGACCTTGAGCACATCAAAGGCATCACGCCTGACAGCCCGTTTCGCCGTTTTGGTGACGTGGTGGCGCTGTCAGCTGAAGAAATTGCTGACGGGCCGCTAAAAGGCAAGCTGGCGCTGTTCGGGGATATCGATCCAACAGATGAGCTGGTTGCTATGACCAAAGCACGCCAGAAAATCTATACCTCAATTCAGTACAACCCCAAGTTCGCGGATACCGGTGAGGCATATCTAATCGGCCTGGCTGTTACCGACAATCCGGCAAGCCTCGGCACGGAAATCCTGAGCTTCAGCGCCTCGGCGAACACTAACCCGCTGGAATCCCGCAAGCAGCATAAAGACAACCTTTTCAGCGCCGCTGAAGAAACTGTCATTGAGTTTGAAGAAGTGGCCGAGCCGTCGCCGTCCCTTCTGACGCGTATCACCGCCATGTTTACCGGCCAGAAAAAGGCCAGTGGCGAGCAGTTCGCCGACGTCAGCGCGGCGGTAACGGCCGTCGCTGAGCAGGTGCAGCTGAACGCGGAGAGCCAGACGCAGGAGCTGTCGGCGCTGGAGCAATCCGTCACCGCACGTCTGGAGGCTATCGAGCAGCAGGCCGGGGAAGACCGCGCCGCTTTCGCTGCGCTGAAGGGCCAGCTTTCGCAGACCGACGGCAGTTTTACCCGCCGCCCGGCGGCAACCGGCAGCGATCCGAAGTCCGGCGCGCAGACCGACTGCTAATCAGGCGTTGCCTGAACGTTAAAACCCAACACAGAGATAAACAGGAACGCCAATGCGCAAGAATACCCGCTTCAAGTTTAACCAGTTCATGACCCGCCTCGCCGAGCTGAACGGCGTCGAAACCGACGACATGAACAAAAAGTTTACCGTTGAACCGACGGTCACGCAGACCCTGATGAACCGCGTGCAGGAGTCTTCCGACTTCCTGACCCGCGTCAACATCGTGCCGGTGTCTGAAATGAAGGGCGAGAAAATCGGGATCGGCGTGTCCGGCTCAATTGCCAGCGTGACCGATACGGCAGGCGGCGACGAGCGCGAAACCGCTGACTTTGCCGCGCTGGATAAGCAGGGTTATGAGTGTGTGCAGGTCAACTACGACTTTCACATCCGCTATAACACGCTCGACCTGTGGGCGCGCTATGAAGATTTTCAGGCCCGCCTGCGTGACGCCATCGTAAAGCGCCAGGCGCTTGACCGCATCATGATCGGCTTCAACGGCGTGACCCGCGCCAAAACCTCGAACCGCGCCA